ATTTGGTCTAGTATTATTGCTAATGATGGTTCTGTTCAACATTTGGATATTCTATCAGACTTGGAAAAGGACGTCTTCAAAACATCCATGGAAATAGACCAACGATGGGTGATTGAATTAGCATCAGATAGACAAGAGAATATCGACCAAGCACAATCATTGAATCTATTCTTTAGACCAGATGCTCATATTAAGTATATTCATGCAATACATTTCACGGCATGGAAAAAAGGACTTAAAACATTATACTATTGCCGTTCTGAGAAGATTGGTAAGGCCGATAAGGTATCAAAGAGAATTGAAAGACAAGTTATTAAAGAGTTAGATATGACACAAGTTGCCCAAGGTAACGACTGTCTTGCTTGTGAGGGTTAAATGAAAGACATTAGAGTATTAGTACAAGCTGGAGGAGATATAAAAGATTTTGTATTTCCTATTGATTTGATTACACCTGATAATGAGAAGCAGGCTGAAATACACAATGGCCAAGAGACTGAAATAGTTGGCAAAAAGGTCACAATTGTGGTGACTGCTGACCTGACTATTAAGTTTAAAAACCCAAGAGCAAAAAGACCATACATTGTCTTCATTGATTCTGAAAAAAGAATTAAAAAGAAAATAAAGATGTATGAGAAGATTAATGCTCATTATGAAGATTGGACAGGAACTCATTTCTTAGTAGTACGCAGAAAAGATACCGATAGAAAAGAATTCCTATTATTAATTGCTGACGATAGATATATTAACACATTGATTACACATTAAAATGAAACCCACAATTGCCATGTTTATTAATGATCCAAAATGTTCAGTTCAATCTGGCAATGGACTATTGAAGGCACTTGAGGACCATTACCATTTCAAATTGTTTTCTAAGAATGAAATGGAAGATGGGTTCTTTGATAAGAATATTGATATGGTGGCATTTCCTGGTGGATTTGGTGATTCGGATTCTTTTGATAACTTACTTGGTAAAAATGGTAAGTATGTAAGAAAGTTTGTGAAGAAGGGTGGTAAGTATCTTGGTATTTGTATGGGGGCATTTTGGGCTGGCAAACATTACTTTAATATATTGGAAAATGTGGATGCAGTTCAATATATAAAACAAGAAGGTACTTGTACTAGAAGACCTCATGCAAAGAATATGCCAACAAATTGGTATAACGGTCACTATCAAGATATGTTCTTTTATGATGGTCCAACTTTTATTGGTGATGGTGTGTATGAAACTCACGCCACTTATGCCAACACAGGTATGCCAATGGCCATTGTTCAAAACAATATTGGTCTAATTGGTTGTCATCCTGAAAGTGAAGAATTTTGGTATGATAGTTATAGTTGGATGAAGGGTAAATATCATGGCGGTTTACAACATGAATTGCTATTAGATTTTGTGAACGATTTGATGGAGAGATAAATGTTAGTCGTAGAATTAGTATTTGCAGGATTTTGTACTGCTATAGGGTGGTGGGGAGCAGAGCACTATGTGATTGAGCCATACTTTCCACCAAGTATTGAACAAACTGAAGAAAAGAAAAAGAAATGAAAAGAATATTAAGATTTACAGCATCATGGTGCAAGCCATGTGTACAACTAAAAGAAAACTTGGAAAGAGCCGAGTTAAAAACACCCATTGAAGTGTATGACATTGATGAGAATACTGAAATTGCTAATGAGTATGGTATTCGTAATTTGCCGACTATGATTCTGTTGGATGAAAATACAGAGATTAGTCGTAGTGTCGGACTTAAAACAACTAAACAACTTAAAGAGTGGGCTGGAGAATGATTAAAAAAACAAATACAAATATTACAGAAGGTCGTACATCATTTAAACCTTTTAACTATCCATGGGCATATGAAGCATGGCTAAAACATGAACAATCTCATTGGTTACATACAGAAGTACCAATGCTTGAAGATACTAAAGATTGGAAGAAACTGAATGAAACTGAAAAGAAATTTCTCACACACATTTTTCGTTTTTTTACTCAAGGAGATATTGATGTTGCTGGCGGTTACGTCACTAACTATCTTCCTTATTTTCCTCAGCCTGAAGTTCGTATGATGTTGTTAGGGTTTGCAGCTCGTGAAGCATTACACGTTGCAGCTTACTCACACTTGATTGAAACACTAGGTTTACCTGAGACAACTTATAACGAATTCTTAGAATATGCAGCCATGAAAGAGAAGCACGATTATGTGTTGAACATCTCTGGTCAAAACACAACTAAAGAGAACACAGCAACTCACATTGCCACATTCTCTGCCTTTACAGAAGGTATGCAATTGTTTTCCTCTTTCATTATGTTGCTAAACTTCCCAAGACACGGTAAGATGAAAGGTATGGGTCAAATCGTTACATGGTCAATTGTTGATGAGACTCAACATACAGAGAACATGATTAAACTGTTTAGAACCTATATCAACGAGAATAATGAAATCTGGAACGATGAGTTGAAAGGTCGCCTATATACGATAGCCGAGAATATGGTCAAATTAGAAGATAAGTTTATTGACTTAGCTTTTGAGATGGGTCCTATGGAAGAACTAACACCAGAAGATGTGAAAAAGTATATTCGTTACATTGCTGATAGACGTTTGATATCTTTAGGCCTAAAAGGCATATTCAAAGTAAAACGTAATCCTCTACCATGGGTCGAGGAAATGATTAACGCACCAACTCACACCAACTTCTTTGAGAATAGAGCAACCGATTATGCAAAAGGGGCTTTGTCTGGAAATTGGGGAGATGTTTGGGCTCATTAAGGAGTTATAATGGATAAAACCATAACAGCCGAATGTCATAACTGTGAATCTAGCTATGATGTTGCCTATGTTGAAGAATTGACCTCAGCCGAATATCCAGAGTTTTGTCCGTTCTGCGGAGAAGCCATCGAAGAAATCACCAACTATATAGAGGAGGATGATGACTTTGATGAGGATGAAGGATGGGACAATTAAATTGGAAATACAAACTTGAAGATTTTACCGAAGAAATGATTGGTGACAATTATGGATTTGTGTATCTAATAACCAACAAATTAACCGGTAAAAAATACATTGGAAAGAAATTCTTCTACTCCTCTAAAACAAAAGTAGTAAAGGGGAAGAAGAAAAAAATAAAAGTATCCTCGGACTGGCAAACTTACTATGGTAGTAGTGCCGAGGTGACTAAAGATGTGTTACAATTGGGCCAAGAGAACTTTAACCGAGAGATTATCTACCTTTGCAAATCAAAAGGTGAATGTGGATATCTCGAAGCTAAAGAACAGTTTATAAAGGGCGCACTTGAAAGTGATGATTACTATAATACATGGATTATGGTAAGAGTACGCAAATCACACATTAAAGGATTACAATGCTAGACTTTATGAAAGAAATAAAAGAATTTGACTTTATTTCTTTTTTACCCCATGAAGATGATGATAATGCTTTGGCTGTTATAAGTCAGGAATATAAAGACGAAGCTAAAGGTGAACCACTCGATGAAACTTCCGTAGGACCTTCATACCATATTGTGTTATTTAAATGGGACGAAGAAAAACCTACACATATTGATAGTTTTGAGGCCGTATTTGCCGATATTCGAGAATACATTTCAAATTTAATTCCACAAGATTGGTACGGTATTGCGGTAAGAAAAACCACAAAGTCCGGGCCAATATTCCAGGATATACTTGACAACCTGAAAAAAGTGTGTTAGAATAGACGTTCGTTATGAAAGATTAAAATGATATTAGTTGATTTGAACCAAGTGTTACTATCTGGCCTTATGGCACAGATTAACAATTCTAAAGGTGTTAAGTTAGAAGAAGACTTAATACGTCACATGATCCTGAACATCATCAGGACTCACCTAAAGAACTTCCGTGAAGAATACGGAGAAGTAGTGCTGTGTTGTGACAACCGTAAGTACTGGCGCAAAGAGTGGTTCCCACACTACAAGGCAGGCCGTAAAAAGGCAAGAGATAAGTCCGATTTAGATTGGCACTTAATCTTTGATATGTTAGCCAAGTTTAAACTGGAACTAAAAGAATACTTCCCATATAAGTGTATTGACGTTGAAGGTGCCGAAGCCGATGATATCATTGGTACATTAGCCCCTCGCCATGTTATGCATGAAAACATTTTGATTCTATCAAGTGACGGTGACTTTCCACAGTTACAACAATACAACGGTCAATCTAAGTACAAAATCAAACAATATAATCCTTCATTGAAGAAATATGTTGTGTCTGAAAATCCTTTACAAGATTTAAAAGAAAAGATTATCCGTGGTGATAAAGGTGATGGCATTCCTAATGTACTATCACCAGCAGATTGTTTTGTCAATGAGTTGAGACAGAAGCCAATTACCAAAGGCGTCTTAGAGAAATTGATGACTACACCACCAGAACAATGGGAAGATGCTGAAGCGTTAGTTGGTTGGTCACGCAATAAGATGCTTATCGACTTGACAATGATACCAGATGAGATAAAAGCAAAAATTATAAATACTTACGATGATATTAAACCACCATCTAGAGGAAAGATGTTCAACTATTTTGTTGAAAACAAACTGACAAATTTAATGGAAGTAATTGAGGAATTCTAATGAAACACATATATGAAGTATTCGATGAGTTCGAGGAAGCCAAAAACAAAAAGGCTAGAATGGATGTAATCGGTAGAAACTTAAGCCCTATATTAGTAGAAGTGCTTAAGCTGACTTTTCATCCACATTATCAATGGATGATTGATGACATTCCTGATAACTATAAAATTCCAAATGACGTATTGCCAGGAATTACACACGACACTCTCGGTAATCAATTACGTAGGATTTACATTGTCCAAAAAGGACACCCTACAGCAGAAGCACTAACACCAAGACGAAGAAACGAATTGATGATTCAAATGTTAGAATCGTTGGAACCCCGTGAAGCTGAAATTATAGCCGGCATTTTACGGAAAGACCAAGGCGTTAAAGGTCTAGATTACAAATTTGTAAAAGAGGCTTTTAAGGATTTATTGCCGTAAACGGAGAAGTGTGTGTCAAAATTTGTAGGTAAGTTTCGTAAAGATAGGGATACTTTTGAAGACTATAATCAAACTCAAAAGAAACCTAAGAAGTTCAAACAAAATAAGAATTTTAAACATTTTGAGGATATGGATTATTCCGGACAGGAATCTATATCTCTAAGACCTAGAAACCGCAAACCGTTGTATTAATACAACACACCTCTTGACTTGGTGCCCATAGTGTAGTATAATAGATACTCTGTTAGCAAGGAGTGTCTATGATTTTCCATGGTTCGTTACCCAAGTCCAAAAAGAAAAAACCACCGAAGGCTGTGAGAGAGCAGTACGACCAGTGGTTGCTTCAACATTCCCCCACTAAAAAATTAAAACCAGTAAATACCAGTAATTGGTCGTATAGTCTATCCACACCACCAGGTCGTGATACTGTACGCCATCCGTCATTGAATACTGGACTAGGTGTTGCAACTAAACCTGCGCCTAAAGTCTATACAGGTTCAATGGTCAAAGGTATTGCTACAATGCACAAGTCCAATGCCGTGCCGGTTTTCACCGATGAGCAGGCCGTGGACATTTCAAGAATGAGAAGATAAAATGAATACTAAAGTTACACTTGTTGTTAAATTACAACGTCCACATTGTCGGACACCAATTAAACCTTTACAAACTCATAAGAGTAGTGTACAATACAATCGTAAGCCTAAACATCCAAAGAGAGAAAATTGCTATGAGTGAATATACAAATAAACTTCAACGTGAACCTACACCTTATCAAACCGAATTGGACGCATTAGAAGATGTGACCAAGCAATGGGCTATTATGTCATTGTACGAAAAAGATTTGGAAGCTTACCATGAATTGAAGGAAAAGAATGACAGTCTATAATTATGAAGACGTATTCCAGAATATTCCTGGCGATTCTGCCAATGTAATGTTTACCTTTCCTCCAGAGATGGTTGAAGAATCTGGTTGGAAAGAAGGTGATACGATTGAAATTGAAATAATTGACGGTGCTATACATTTAAGGAAAAAAGATGGAACTAATTAATTCCAAATCAATATTGGCCAAGTTGATGGCAACCGAAAATCTTACTGTTGAACAGAGAGCAGTCCGTACGGCTTTCTTTGATGTTGAGAATCGAGTATTGACTGTTCCTATTCTGGACAATAAAATATCTAGCCAACTGTATGACCTTTTTATGGGACATGAGGTTGGCCATGCTCTCTATACACCTGCTGATGGTCTTAAAACTAATTTAGAAGCCGGTGTTGATCCAACTATTATAAACGTGGTTGAAGATTCCCGTATTGAGCGTAAAATCAAACAAAAATATCCAGGTCTATCCAAATCATTTGTCAAAGGATATACCGAGTTGGTCGAGCGTGATTTCTTTGACACTAACACCAAAGACCTAAATGACATGAATTTAATTGATAGAATCAATATTCATTGTAAAGGTGGTCCTGCTCAAGGTATCAAATTCAACGGAGTAGAGCGTTACTTGCTTGATAAAGTTGAAAGTACTCAAACCTTTGATGAGGTAATCGAAGTTTCCAAAGAAATTGTCGAATACATGAAAAAAGAGCAAGAGGAAAAAGAAAAACGCAAGAAAGCAGGTCAACAAAAGCAAAATCCTGATGAAAATCTAGGAGATGATGACGTTCCTGCTGAAAATTCTGCTTCTGACAATCAGGAAGAGCAAGAAAAAGACGAACAGAAAAGTTCCGGCGTTCCTAACTCTAAGGAAAGCGACAAAAAAGAAGACGGTGAAGGCGATTCACGACAAAACGCTGAAAAATCTGATTCTAAAGATGAAAAAAGCGACAAAGAAGAAGAACCGAATAAGTCCGGAAGTGATTCCGAGAAAGGACATGGTAACAGAGGCACTCAAGAGCAGTTAAAAGCTCATACGGATGAAGCTTTCCGCAAAAATGAGTCAAAATTGTTCGATTCTAAATCAAGAGAATTCTTGTATGCTAACATTCCTGATATGGATGCTAAGAAAATTGTCTTTGATTACAAAGATTTGTATGCAATTTACAAAAAAGGCAGTCCTGACGGCTATCAATATTTCTCCAGCAAAGAAGATTTCAACAAAATTCGCCAAGAATCATCAAAAGTTGTGTCTTATCTTGTAAAAGAATTTGAATTACGCAAAAATGCCGACCAAATGAAGAAGGCTTCAATGGCAAAAACTGGTGATTTGGATATGAGTAAGATTTTCTCTTACCAATTCAATGATGATATATTCAAAAAAATATCAATCACACCTAACGGCAAATCTCACGG